GCGACGTTCAAACATCATCTCAGGTAGCCACGGAAGTACACGTGCCTTTAGCATACGACGCATGCGTGGGTTTACGGTAGCGTAGAACTCGTCCTCCATGTGAGGTTTTACACCTAAAACCATCATTCCGCCGAAGGCGTTTAACATAACGTTCACCATACGGTCAACCCAACGTGTTTTGCTTGGCCACTCTTCAGGAGATAACCAGTGAAGGATAGACCAAAGATCAAGAACGTTGTTTGCGATAGGTGTACCTGTTAGGGCAAAGCGAATATCCGCGTCGCCTGTTGCAGCCCATAGCGCACGTGACTGTTTAGACTTAGGTTCCTTAGAGCGGTGGATCTCGTCGGCTACAACCGCCTTAAAGTCAATTCCGTTAAGTTCTCTCTTGTGTACCTCGCAGCGATTTTCTGTAACCTTCTCGTCATGACCGCCGCAGGTTATGCAACGGGCAAGTGCAACCGATCCATACGGTGCAAGTCTCGAGTGAGAGCGCACGGATTCCCAGTTAATTACAAATACGTCGGAGTCCTCCTCAAACTGTTTACGACGCTGTCCTGCGGATCCTTTAATGACGGTAACCTTTGTTCCTGGCCACCACATATCAAATTCGCGCTTCCAGTTTTTCTTTAACGTGTTAGGGCAGACTATGAGCGCAGGAAACACCTGTTCGCCGTTATCCTGAAGTTGCTTTAATGCTCTAATTGCCTGCGCTGTCTTGCCTAAACCAGGTTCGTCGGCTAATAGCGCACGACGGGCAACCGATAGGAACTTGACGCCTGCGCGCTGGTGTGGGAACAGGTCCTCGTTGCCCTCTTCAAGGGTTTCTAGGTCCCGTAATGTATTCGCCGGGGTAATACGTGTGGTAACTTCGTTGGACGCCCAGGAGGTCAATCTAGGGCCAATTTCAAGGTCAGTTTTGAAGGTAGAACGCAGTGCAAGGCATGTTGCCCAACTTGTAGGCACGGTCCATACCTGAGATTTTGCGTCCCATTTAGCTCCAGGAATACTTTTACAAAGTTCCTTAAGACGCCACTCGGTATTGATAACTACGTGCTTGCCCGACTCGTCGAGCTCTACCTTAACTGGCACAGGTTGCCGTTCCTTTCGTCATTAAGTCTTATACTAACAGGAAATGCTAAAAATGTTTTGCTATTCTGCCTTAGTATGTAGTTTTTATCATTGTAGGAGCCTTCTAGGGATCCATCCAAGCTTTACTGTCCGCAGGAGTGCATGACGAATAGAGTCTAGTGAGTGACCTTCCCCGCCCACAAACCAATAATCTAGTTTCTTTAATGCAGGGTTAGGGAACATGGCCTTAGCATCAGAAGGTGATTGAAAGATCATAGTGTCAGGGTCTATTTCGTGATCAAGCATTACCTGCTTTGCTATACCTATCATCTCCAGAGAGTACGGAGCCTGCGTATTTTTTGCCGTCTGCGCGTTAATGATAAAGCGCTCACAAACAACAAGAATCTGAACCTTATCTTCAAGTGCTGAAGCAAGAGCAAGTCTAATCGGATGAGCGTATTCTCTCATCTGATATTCTCCAGTAGAAATCATTTTTGGTTCTTCTCCTACTTCATACTCGAAGAGAGATATACCACTGGCTTTTCCAGGATCAATTGCAAGTATCCTAATCACTGCGCCTTCTTCTTTTCTTTCTTTTCTTTACGTAGAACCCACGCGGCGCGTAGGTTGGCTCGTCTTTCATCTGTAAACGGTTTACCAGTATTAGCATCTCTTAGTTTCTGTCGATGCTCGGGAGAGATAACTCTACCTTTAAAAGCAATACTCATTTTCTGTCGTGTTTCTTCCGATACTACGTGAGTAGCGTTATATAACTTTGATGCATCTATTGTAGCCTTAGATGGTTTCTTTCCTTTATTTGCTGCACTAAGTTTATCTCGTTCTTCTTGAGATCTAACACGACCGCGAGCGCCTGCCGCCATTTTTTCACGCGCTTCTTTAGATGGAGGGCCCGTGTATCCACCGGTCCCACCATTAGCCAGATTTAGAAGCGGGATATTAGCTAATCGTAATTCCTGTATAAGCTCTTTTTCTGCAGTGTATGCTTCTTCTAAAGTAGGTAAAGATTTGACTACCTCGGCGACTATGTTATCTGCACCGTGTTTTCGTATCCAATCGTATATTGGTAGGTTCATTCCATTCAATGCAGCACTTTTATGTCCTTTCAAACGCGTAGCGGTGGTTTCATACTTAGTCACGCCGACATAGCGAATTTCATCTGGTTTTGATTTTAAGAATAGCACGTAGACAATTGGCATAGTTTTATTATATCGCTTATTAGCGATATTTTTCACCCCAGTTCTCCATAGGTCCGTCAATTCCGGATGTAAGAGGTACGTCCCAGCCTTCGGTGGTTGTCATGCACTCCTTGACTGTCTTCATGATTTCCTGTGCGTCCTTACGCGGAGCGTTAAGAACAATTTCATCGTGCACCGGAACGATAAGTAATTCCGTAAGATCAGCTTGGTCAAGTTTGATAAGGTTAGCCTTAAATACCTCGGCTGCTCCACCTTGGATAAGGTAGTTCACAAGGGAGTAAACACGATCCTCATCGCAAGGGAGACGACGACCTGTCCACGTATAGACATATCCTTGTCCCTCTGCCTTTAACCGACGCATGCCTGCATCTTCGATTTGCTTTTGGAAAAAAGCCATGCCTGGAAAACGACCATCAAACGCGTCTGATACTGATCTCATTTGACCTTCGGCAACGCCTGCTGTTAGAGCTTGCTTTGCAACTCCGGCGCCATAAAGTCGACCGTAGACGGTTCCCTTGATAAGGTTACGTCGCTTGTCTGATCGTTGCATTGTCGGATCGTTATAGATTTCACGACCAATTTCAGTGAACGGATCCGACCCTGTTGCATCTGCACGGTTAAAGAGAGTGATGAGGTTGGGGTCCTGTGATAGAGACGCAAACATTCTAAACTCAACCTGGTCAAGGTCGCTTGTGATGATGACATGATCTTCGTCCTTTGGGATAAACGCGGTACGAACAGTGTCATCGCCCTTAGGCAGTGTCTGTAGCGCTGGATTTTGGATTGACATACGCGAGGTACGCGCACCTAGGGTTTTTACCGACGGATGAACAAAACCGTCAACGTTATCGTTAAGGAAGTTAGCGAAGTATGTGTTGGCAAGCTTGTCCGCCTTGCGTTGTTTAAGCACGATCTCCGCTAGGTTCTTTACCTCCTCGTTTCCGTCGATAGAAAGAAGTTTTAACTGGTCCTTGGAAGCTGATTTCTGTCCTGATGGTGTGTACTCGTTAATCTCGCCGCCAAGTGATTCAAAAAGACGAACAAGTTGAATGTTACTTGTTATTGAGACACCGCTGTACTTCTGTTTAGCCCACGTCTTAACTGACTCCGCGTACTCCGTTAGCTCGTCGAATTTTTTACGCGAGTAGTCAAGGTCGATACGCGCGCCGTTAATCTCCATGCGGGTAACGATACGTCGCGCGGCCATCTCGAGCTCGTACGCCTTGTTGTACGGAGCACCTGGTCCGCATTTTTCATAAAACTGTTCCCACAGGCGCATAGTTAAAACACAGTCAAGTGCACCGTATGCCCAGTACGGTTCAAAGTCGGTAGGAACCGTGCCCCATGTCCACCCGTTCTTAGCAAGTTCACTGTCAAGCGTATCCTGGAGTGCTACCGCGCGGCCGTCAACGTGCAGTGCGGCAAGACGTTTTAACGCACCGGATCCAAGTGGATCAATGATGTGCGCCATGATCATCGTGTCGTGAGCTCTATGCCACGGCATCTTCCAGCGAGACTTAATGTCAAACCAGCGAGCTTCGAACGCAATGTTGTGACATACGATTCCACCGTCAAACTTATCCATTGCCTCGTAGAAAACACCGGACCACTCTTCCCACGGCATTGCCCATGCCTGTTGCCCGTCACCTACCTGCACAAGACGAAGTCGACCGTGCCACGGAGATAAAGCATCCTTACGCTCACGCCCAGGCAACTCTCCTGTTTCAGTGTCGATGGCAATTGTGTTGTGAGGACGTCGCTCGCCAAGCCAGGTTAAAAATTCACCTGCCTTTTCAACGCTGTTTACCAGGTGAAGTTTAACGTCACCTAACCCTTCAGTTGTCATCTACGTCCTCTGTTATAGTTACCTCGATACCGCATTCCTTAAAATATCTAACCGTTGCGTCCGGTAAACGATGAGATGCACGTGTGCCTATTCTCATAACAACTCTTGAAACTCCAGAGTTAGAGACAAGTTTAGCACACTGATAACATGCCGCGTCGGTAATATAGATAGTACCACCTTCTACGCGTGAACGGTCAACGTATAAAAGTGCGTTAGCCTCCGCGTGAATTGAAGGACACGAGTCATACGTGTTATTTAGATCTGTTAAACCTTGCGCGCGTGCACACCAGTTAATACAATCGCCTTCAGCGGGAAATATAGCGGCAGGTCCGTTGTAACCGGTAGAACTGATGCGCTGGTCCTTTGACACAACTACCGCACCTATCTGTGCACGGCTACAACGAGATCTGCGGGACACGGAGTCGGCGACCTGCATCCATACCTCATCCCACGAAGGGCGACTACTTATCATTTATTTGTTATCCAACCAACAAGACAACTAGTCCGCTAAGTGCGGCAATTAAGCTAAGAATCATACGCATAAAAAACAAGTATTCATCAAACAATGTCATCGTCCTTTCCTGAAACTAATGAGTTAACAAGCAGCTGAGAAATAAGATACAGCGCTTCCTTACGGGTAAAACCGGAGCTACGTAACTCCATGTAGATCTCGTGAAGCTGAACGGTTGCGCCGTGCAGCGGACTTTCATACTGGTCTAGGTTATCCTTCACTTGTTAGCCTCGTTCTTTTTTATTGCCGTTATCATCGCGCTTGCGTACCACTGTTCAAACGGGTGCATTATGTACAGCAGTGATTCCTCCTCCTTGTTAATTGCCGCGGAGAGAGCTGCCATTGCACGATTTCTAACGTGTTCCCACGTCGTACCTGTAATCGCGGGAATATCCTCGTATGGTTCCTTAGTATGCGTTAAATTTTCCGCGGAGTCGTAGTGCTGCTCGTAGATATGAAGAGATCCTACGTGGTGAGTGTACGTTCCAGGCTCGATCTTAAGAACGGACGCCATCGCAAGTTGAACGCGTGTAAACTGGAAGAAGTCATATGCAGCTCCAAGCCATACGTCGTTCGAGCGCATGTAAACACTCATGTTAAGCTTGTTGTTGCGAATTCTAAACTGGTGCAAAATCGTGCAGGGATAGTCACGCTTGCTTGGTAATAAATCTAGTTTTGGATCCCAGATGGTAACGACGGCCTGTCGTGTATCAGGGTCTGCCTTAAGACGCTCGACGATGGGAGCGTACTGGTCCTCGGTGCGAAGACCGTATGCCCCGTGAAACAGACCGTTGTCCTCCGCAAAGTTAGCGAACGCAGGACCGACCTGCACAACAAGTTTAGGAGTAGATGCGCCTGCAAGAAGTTGACAAGCCTCAACCGCTCCGATACCTGGAACAGTTCCGCGGTTAACGTTAAGCGGCAGCGTGTTGCGTATGTCGTCGATACGTATAACTGCGTCCTCTATCTCGCGTGTTTTCATTCCGCGTGGGGCAGTTTCCTTACCGTACTTAAGAACATGTTGAACGAGGTCAACGTATCCGTTAACTCCGTCAGGTATATCTATTATCGCAGTATCCATTGATCTCCCTTGTCCTTTGTCTCGGCTAGGCGTGATATTGCCTGTCCGTACTCTTCCTTACGCGAGTTAAAAAATCTACGTACGTGCTGCGGGTGAGACACTACCACGTAGCGTTCCTCGGGAATTCCATATGCGCGAACTGACCTCTCCGCAAGACGACCTAGTACGACAATTGCCGGTCTTCCTAGGGTATACCAAAGTTCGTCAAATTCGTGGGAGTTGGTATCGTTTGCGTTAACGATTCCCATCTGTTTCCAGTCCGGATTCTGCAGCGCGGTAAGTAGGTACTCGCCGGAGTTACCGTCAACCGGCATAAACGGAAGAATTGTTTCCTCGCCGTGTTTCTTAGTTATGTTTCTTTTATCTCCGACAAGAAGTACCCTAGGCCTGCGTGGACCGATGTACTCGGGAAACTGTGTAAGAGCCTTCGCGTCGTTTTGCACCTGCTCTGCCTTTGCGATTATCTGTCCCGCGAGTATAGGAAGCTCGCTAAGGCTGTCCGCGTCGGGCGCTACGCGGGCGGAGAGTTCCGCGCAGGAAAGCGCCGCGTTCTCGTAGAGATCTAGTATCTGTCCAAGCTCACTTGCAAGTACGTAGTCGTCACCGCGGGCGTTAAGACGACGCGTGATAACATCAAGAGGTTGATACAGCCAAAATTGAGCTACTCCGCGTGATTGAAGGAAGAGCTCCGTCCAACGCCAACCCGCGACGCCGAGGAGACCGTATCCGTCACCTGATCCTGACTCCGGACGTTTTAGTGTAGAGTAGACTATTTCGCCCCAATGCCACCGGTCTGCTACTGCTATCGTTTTTGAGAAATCAAACTTTTCTACTGATGTAACATAATCACTAAGAACAAAACGACGAGATAGCTCTGCTGGAGCTGACTTATGATAAAAATTTACTTCCTTGCCAGGATATTTTTTACTAAGCTGCTTTAGCACTTCTTCTAATAGCGAGCTTTTGCCTGAAGCGTCCGTTCCTTCAACTACTATAAACATGTCATTTTTGTCCTTTGTCTCTTAGTCTAAAATTATATCACTTAAAACGTTCTTATGGAATAAGCTCTATTCTGTACACCTGCTCGATACCACGGTCTATATCAGACGCGTCCTCTAATAGCCTCTCGGCAACCTTCGTCAGGTATCGTGCACCACCTTGATCATACTTATACAAAGCCTCAAGTACGGGAGTTGCCTCCTCGGATACCTGTGCCCAGTAGCGGTGCTTCTCCGGGAAGATCATCTCCGCGCTTCTTGTAGGATAGCACTCCTCGCACGGCAGCGCGTCCTTGTCCAGCGTAGACGCGGACGCCTCGATAAGTCCGTATCTCTTTACAAGAGGACAGGCCGCACCGTGGAATATAAGTGATACACCTATACGTGAAAGAATGTACGAGCCGTTGTCCGTCTTGTAGAGCTTAAACTCGATCCAACGGGTTGACCCGCGTCTCCAGGAAGACGACTCGGCTAAAAGCTTACCGCTAAACTGCAGGGTACGCGAGCCGTCCTTAACCTCATGCACTAGTTCATTCCCTCTTTCGTCTTAGCGTCAGAGTTAACTATATCATTTACTTCCATTAATTGCGTTAAATCTGCACGCAAAGATGCAATTTGTCCTTCGTACTGCGCGACGATCTCGCCGATACGTTGTTGAAGGGCAATGATCATTAGTTCACTCTTTGTCTTTGGCGTCTCCATAGGGTTATATTACTCTGCCTCGACAAGAGCGTACTGAGCCTGCAGTGCGGTGATCTGTGCCTCTGTCATCTCTATCGTCTTATTAGAGGACGTGATGATACCTACCTCTGGAGCGTCGGTTGCATTTTGCTCAATTATATTAAGCTCGGCGTTATACTTAGTGATTCTTACACCTCTGATGCGAGACGCTATGAGATCGAGCTTGTCTTCCTTTGTGATGTCTGTGCTTGGCATTATTTTTCTTCCTTTTCTTTTGTTAGGTTTATTACTGGTTGATGCTGTCTCTGATTTGACCTAGGACTAATATCTGCTGCGTATACCTAGAATTTTGTGTATTCATAGATACCACGCTTTCTTCGTCAAATAATCCTATCGACTCGTTCTCAAGTAGTAACGTTTCATTATGAAATATATGTCGTTCTAGATCAAGTATTCTTTCGTTAATTATTTTTATTTTTTCTTCTGGAAGAAGCAATTCATACTCCATATTTTTGTCTTTCTCCTTTTAAGCGCATCATGGATACACCGTTGTCGTTGTAGTAGCGGATCCACGTTTTATTCTAGATGTTCTTAGTGTACCAGCGGTACCCGTGCCGCCAGCGCTAGAATATGGTATAACGTCGACATAGTAGTAGTTTGACGTAGTGCCGTTTCTTGAGCTAAAGTCTACAGCGAGTGTTCCGGTAGTTGCTTGAATGCTTCTGTTAGCAAGCTGCGTAAAAGGGCCAGCCTCAACTGCGGATCTGTACAACATTATACTTAGAGAGGCGGCGTTCGTGCTGGTAAAGGTAAATCTAATGTACGGCGCTGTCGTGTTTCCTAGCCCGAGCGCTGTTATTTGAGTAACGTTTGGAGTAGCCGCGGCGGTAGCTGATCCCGTTGTTGAGCCGGTTCCGTTAAAGGCGTCTGTTTTACTTGATGTAACTGTTACAGTTGAGCTTGCTCCTGCGGATAAACCGCTTACGGTAAACGGATAAGATGAGCCTGAGGCTGAACCAGGTGTAACAGTCGCGCTATTTGAAGCAGCAAAAGAGTAAGAGTAAGCAGCGTCACGGTTGCTAACTGATCCGGTAAACCCAGTTGCCGTCGAGGTGTTGGAGCCAAATGTTACCGCAGGGGTTCCTGTAATTGTTTTAGTCGTCATCGAGCTACTGCCGCCTGCGTTTGTCGCAACGGCGGTAATACTGTAATTTACTGTTCCTGTAAGTCCAGTTGGACTTATTGACGACCCCGAGATAGTTGTCGGGTACCCAGTGGCTGAAACACCAGTGGCTGAACGAAACACATCTACAGAGTACGAGGTCGCACCGGTCGAGGCAAACGTTGCAGTAAATCCAGTGGTACTTATAGAACTTAGCGTAATAGTTGGAGCAGGCGGAGCTGCAACTGTTGCAGTTGCGGTAGTTGAGCCGGTTCCGTTAAACGCGGTTGCTTTAGCTGCTGTAATCGTAACAGTTGAGCTTGCGCCTGCTGCAAGTCCGGATACTGTAAAATTGTAGGTTGAGCCACTTACCGAGCCAAACGTTACCGTCGCAGAGTTGGTTGCTGATGCGGTGTACGTGTACGTATTGTCATAGTTTGATATTGAACCTGTGAATCCGGTAGAGTTTGTTGTGTTTGTTCCAAACGTCACCGCAGGGGTTCCGGCAAGCGATTTAGAGAAGGTAGGACCCGTGCCACCGGAGTTTATACCAGCCACCGACATACTGTGCGAGAGAGTTCCAGTTAAACCTGTGAACGTTGCGGTAGTTGCGGATGTTCCGTTTCTAGGGTATGTAAAACCACCAGTATCAGTTAATGCCGCGCCTGAGACCGACCTAAACGCATCAACGTTATATGTTGTTGCTCCTGTTGCAGCCCACGTTGCGGTGAATCCTGTTGCAGTAATAGAGCTAAAGGTAATCGTAGGTGTTCCAGGAACGTTAGCCGTAGTAAAGGTAACACTCGCGTAGTTTGTCCCGGTAAAGAAGTAGTTGTTTGCTCTTACTAAGACTGTATACGATGTATTTGAGGTTAGACTTATAAGGTTGACGGATGTGCTCGCGCCCGTTGATGTCCAGTTAGCGCCGCTGTCTATAGAATAATCATACGTTTGGATTGCGGACATACCGCTGTTTGCGCTGCTGGGCGCTGTCCAAGATACGGTTGCCGTAGTTCCCGTGATGCTTGACGCAGAAATTCCTGTCGGCGCCTGTGCGGACGAGCCCTGGTTTGCTACTATCGTAAAGTAACCGGTGCCAAGAGTTCCAGAGGTAGGAGTAGACGAGGCAAGCCAGACAGTGTGTGTTGAAACACCAAACTCTGTGAACGAAGTTGCAAATGCGGCCGTTGCACCAAAGTAGACTCTGTACTCGTCTCCTGGGTTTCTTGCCGAGGTAATCGCGCTTAAACCGGTGCGTGACCCATCAAAGTAGTACGCGGTGTTGGAGTACGTATCCGCTGGAAACGCAACAAGCTTAATAAGTGCGTAGTTTAGACCGTTGGTAAAGTGAACCTCGTACTCGATCTCGAAGTCAGATCCTGCAACTCTTCTTCCACGGTAAAATACATAAAAATTAGAGTCATCAGCTGCCCAACGAATAGAGTTGGTTACTAGGTCCGCGGGTAAAATTCCAAGTACGCGGCCAACTGTAGAGGATATACTAGAGGTGTCTTGACCGCTGTCAAGTGATATGTAGCCGTTTGTTCCGATGTGTACGGTGTTGCCTAGGGAAAAGGTGTATGTGGTTGTCGCGCTTGCAAAAAATTGTCTCCACGCACCGTTGGCATACAGAAATCCTTTTTGAACTGTTCTCCACGCACCGTTGGCGTACACAAAGCCTTTTTGAAGTGTTCTCCACGCTGAGTTAGCTCTTATATACCCGGACATGTTTTAACTGTACGTTAGTACAATCTGCCCTTCTGTGCCACTAATTGAATTTATAGCGGTTAAATCTGGAAAAATAGAACTTTGTGCAAAACCAACTTCTCTTAAGCTAAAAGCAACAACGAGTGTAGACGTGTTAGTTGGACCTAACGTTGCTGTTTGTATTCCATCCGTGCTTGAAATATAGAAACCACCTGCTGCGTCGTTTAGAATTAAGCTAAATTGACCATCGGTTCCAATAGGGTACATTAACATTTTAGGATGAGTAGAACTTGCAAAATCAGCCGTTGCCGATCCTCCTGAGCTTATGATTACTCCAGGTGAATCGGTAGCTGATCGTATGTGACCTAGTGCGTCGCCTGCCGCGTTATAAAATGATAACGCGTCGTTGGTGGCGTCCATTTCTACTCTTCTTCCTGACGCGGATGTTCTAACTGTACTTCCAGTTAGTGTACCGGCAGTAATCATACTTGCATCTAGGAAAGAGACGGTAATTTCTCTCGCATCAATCGTTCCCGCTGTAATTTTATTAGCGGAGATATTTAGCAAAGCGCCGTCGCCGAGAGCAAAGCCTTTCCATCCGGCCGTATTTGCGATAGTTCCACCTGAGCTTGCAGTAGGAACGTTTGTTGCCGTCTTTGCGTACCTAACTGTTAACGCGGTAGGAGCTGCGGTAACTGTGTATGAGCCGTTGAATGTGGCGTCAACACCCGAGACGGTAATTGTTTCTCCAACTACAAAAGAGTGCGGCGCTGATACTGTTAGTGTTGCAACGTTTCCGCTAAGCACCTTATTGGTTACCGTAGCTGTAGCCGCTGGGCTATAGCGGTATATCTTGTTGTCGTCATCGGTATCAAACCATACGTCTCCTAAAACGTACGTTCCACCTGTCGGCTCGTAGTCCTGGCGATACACGGTATTTTTTCCACTGGCGCTTACTCGCGCGGTAACATCAACCGCTGTTGCAGTAACAAATTCCTCGGCAACTGGATCATACACGGATTGCGCTCCTGTACCAGGATCAAACCAGGTCGTGCCTTCCTTAAGATATTCTGTAGGCTCGGTGTCTGAAACAAACGTTACACCGAAGTCCGCCTCGTTAGGAGTTACCGCATCCGTTGCGATTGTTTTTGTTCTAACCGCACGGGACTGTATCTTTTGTGTTGTTACTACGTTTCTCTTAAGACGTGTGGCTCCAGGGCGTTTTTCAACGCGACGAACTCTACTCTCAACGTCAACAAGAACCTTACCGATACTCTTACGGCGACGACGTCTACTAGCCAATCTTGTCCACCTCCGGCTCCGTAACTAGAAGTAGTTCTGTCTCTTCAGGAAAACTTGGTGTATCTGGAACTGTAACCTTAAATCCCTCTATCTTGCGAACGATTACCGTGTCGCGAACCTCAAGATCACTTGCCAGTCGCATGCGAATAAACTCGTCCTCGATAACGATAGAACACCAGTCTCCTGGTACAAATTCTCCTATCTTAGGAGAGAGTGATCCGTTTACCTTAACCTTTATGTCTGATATAGGAGGGCGCATCTCTGCGAGGTAGCGCTGCGCGTGACTGTACAGAGCTGTTTCATCTCCCTCTTCGTTGCGTGTTTCCTCCTGGTCAAGGATAGGCCAGCCTGCCTCAAGAAGATCAGTTGCACTTGCTACCGCGTACGGTTGGCTTGCGTCCTCTCCAAGATCCGGGATGTTTCCTACGACAAAGAAGCGTGTTGCCGCGTCCTCGGCAGACTCCTCCATGTTGATGTCGATGATACTTCCAGGATACTCGAATACAAGTTGATCAGCGCCGTAGCGACTTGGAGGAGAAACCTCTCCTGCCGAAGGAGGATTTGGAAAGTCAATTGGAATGAGAACAAATGTGCGTGTAAACGTAGGGATGTCTCCAACGTACACGAGATCACAGTCAATGCGGTACTCGAAGCCGTCAACCGTGTCGGAGTACTGGTCAAGTTCCTCTCCTACGGAGCGAAGTTCATAACCACGGTAGTTTGTGTTAGGAACGTTTAGTCCGCTGTAGTCGTTTGTAGAGTAGTCAATTCCGATGTCGGAGTTACCTGGAAACGATCCGTATGTTCCAACTGCAACTATCGCGCTCTTTGTAACCGTTCCTGAGACTGTAGTTTCCGGCATGTCGGTATCCGCTAGGTCAACGGTAAAGGTAGTCGCGGTAGGAGCCGTGTAGATCATGTGCTGTGTGTTAAACACGTCGGTAAATCCGGAGATCACCGCTACTCCGCTTGCTACCGCCGCTGAAGGCACGTCCGCCGCTGTCTTGCCGTACGTAAACGTTGTAGTTGTTGGTACGTCGTCTATGTAGTACACGCCGTTAAACGTTGCATCAACGTTAGTAACAGTAACCATGTCTCCGATGTTTGCTCCGTGGGCGGATGAAGTAGTTAGTGTTGCAACGTTGCTAGTAAGTTTCTTATTGTTAACTGTAGCCGTAACTCCGTCTACGCCGGTCATTTCTACGATGTCTCCTGCGGTAAAACCGTGAGAGGTGGAGGTTGTTACCGTTCCGAGGAAGTCGGTAATTGCCTTCTTGTTGACCGTCTTTGTTACGATAGGAGTTAACGTTGTAGCAACGTTTCCTGCGGTAACCGCGAATGTAAAAGAAGTACTTGTAGGAGTTGATATAACGTCCCAGAGTCCGTCAAGTGTAGTGTCTACGTTGTAGAGCTCTACGGTCTGTGTAGGAATAATTCCGTGGGCAGTAGCCGTAACTATAGTTGCAACGTTACCTGTTATTGCCTTTGAATAGATAACAACGCGCTCTGTCTGTGCAGGCTCAATGTCGGTATTAGGAAACGTCGTACCTGCAAAGTCCTCGAGAACAGAGTCAATTAGCTGGCGCACGTAGTCGTACGTATCAACTCGAACGTAGACCGTTACGTCAGGGTACGTTCCGTTAGGTATGCTTGTTCCGGTGATGGTAAACTGGTCCGGATTTGGCGCGGTAGCAATCGTGTAGTAATCGTTGTATTCGTACATGTTCGTTGTAGGAAACACAAGGCGTACGGAGGATCCCACAGGGAAGCTGTAGTTCATCGTCTGCAGAACACCCGTGACTGTTCCGCTGGAAACAGTAAGGTCTACTCCGAAGTCATGCGTATATGTTTTCCAGATATTACGGTGGTAGAAGTAACTTGTAAACTCGTTTGCGTTAATACTTAGCGAGCGCTCGACGACGTTATATGCTCTGTTCCAGATAATTCCGCCCCAGACGCACACCTGGTCACGTACGATGTACAGACCTGTTTTTCCAGGCATGGTACTCTCATATAAGTTCATGCCCGCTGTCTCGGGAATTACAGGAATTGTACCTGAGAAGTTTCCGGCCGCCTTTATAGAACGCTCAAATGAAACTCCCCTAAAAGGAATCTCTGCAAGAACCTCGTTGGTTAGGAGGTCGGTAGTGAAGTAGCGGTATTGCGCCGCGTCAGAAGCATAGAGTGCCATCTAAGTTATACCTCGCTGAGTAAGTTCGTCGTTGGGGACATTGTATACCTATCCAAGCCACGCGGACCGGTAATAGATAGCTAATGATGCATCGCTTGTCGCGTCTCCGTCGTCAACGAACGAGAACTCGTTAACGCCTGGAGCAAGAAGCGTCCACTCCGCAAGAACGTCGATAAGACTACGTTTTCCAACTACGTCTCCGTTAAGCGCAACCTCGTGATCTCGTGTATCGATCTCGAGGATGTCGGGACCAAACGTAACAGTTCCCGAAGCCGCAGCTGATGCAACGTTTGTGTTTGTCTTAGAATACGTAAGTGTTACCGTAGTTGGAACGCTAAGAATTGTGTACGTACCGTTAAACGTGGAGTCAACTCCCGATACCACAATCTCATCTCCGGCAAGAAGCCCGTGAGCCGCGGATGTAGTTAACGTTGCGATATCACTTGTTAGAGCCTTGTTTGAAACGGTAGGTGTAAGAACTCCACGAAGAGACTCGATGATCGTTATAGATTCTAAAGTCGTGTTGTTTTGGATGGTAGCGGTTCCTGTAACCGGACCTGTAACCTCGAGGACAACCGGTGCGTATGCGTTTCCGGTGTTGTTAACCTGTCCGATACCGTTCTGTCCTAGTACTCCCGAGTTCGCGCCAAGAATAGTTACGGAGCGGTATCCAAGTTCGTGCCCCTCGTACCACTCGTACTTTAGAGGGTCCGCGGCCCTTAATCCGATAGAGAACTCCGTGCGCCCACGTGAATTAACGGTGGTGATCTCCGGACGCCCTGAGAGACGAACGTAGGACACCTTGGTAGGGCTCTCGTCCGTGCGTAGCCAGTCGCCTACGTACACGAGATCGGTTTCCTTAATAAGCTTCGCGCGTGCCTGCGCTACGTACGAAGGATCCGGCACGAGGAAGACTCCGTTAAGTGTAATTTGGCGTGCCTGGTAGCGACCGCGTACGTCGTAGGATCCGTCTCCCCAACCGCGTGGAATATCACGCACCTCAGGCTCGGGGTGTACCCACCAACCTTCGATGTCCGTGCAGATCCATACCACGCCGTTTTCATCTACGGTGTTAAGAATTAAACCGCCGATCGAGACATCCGCGTTAAGCTTAAGTCCGGTGATCTTAGGAAAAGGAAGAGGTGTAAGTCCGAGGTTAACGTACTTGTTTTCAGCTGCCTGCGTGATGTCGTCAAAGTACTCGCCGACGTAGGACGCGGCCTCAAACATCACCGCGTCAACATAGAAGATCTTGCTTGCCGTTCCTGCGGTAGGTTGAACTACCGAGATCAACGCGCCGAGGGAAAGAGAAGGAGCTACAAAGACTCCCATAAGACGAACCCAGCCGTCGCCGTCGATAACCTGCGCGGATACAGTAGAGCTCGTCGAGATTAAACTTCCGCCGCTTGCTGCCGTGTACCACGCGACGTTTACCTGGAACACTCCTGTTTCCTGCGCTGCTGGAACCTTTACGTACGCGGCAACCGCATACGACGTCGCGGCGGTAACTGATATACGGCTGGCAATCACCGCACCGGAGTTGGATGACGCGGCCTTTGTAACCTGAAGACACGTCGAGCCAAAGAACGCGTCGGTTGTAATACGCGCTACCGTTGCAGATCCTGTTCCTGACCATCCTGTTGCGTCTGTCTTAAAGGAAGGATTAACTACTAGGTTATTTCTCGCCATGTTATGCACCTCCGCGACGTAGTTGGAATGCAATCTGGCGTGACACCATCGACGCAAGCTCTGATTCGTTCATTCCTGGTGAAGGATAGACGTTTACCGTCATTCCCGCTCCCTGTCCTCCAGAAAGAAGTTTAATCATTGCCTTGTCTCTTTGTGAAAGTCCGTCAGGGTCAAGAGGCTCTACGCGCTCCGCGCGACCAGCCTCTCCGATACGCGCGATAGTTCCACCTGGTGAAGGCATAACAACTCCGCCTTTAGCAAGGACTGGAATACGCGGAATTTGGCTGAATGAAAAAGTTTGTCCACCAATTTTTGGTACCCATTTGGGGATATTAACTTTAAATTTAGAAGCCATTCCGTTCCACGCGTCAATTATTCCATTGATAAGTCCTCTAAATGGTGAAATAATTGCTTTTAGAATATTTAAGAAGAAACTTTGGAATGATTTTAATCCGCCTTTAAGTCCATCTAAAGCAGTGCCCCATTTGCCAGTAAATATTCCTATAAAAACACCAACTATAGTTTTAAATAAATTAAATATAAAAACAAAAACATCTTTAAGGGCACCTAGGGCGTAAATAATTGTGTTTATGGCGCCACCAAGAGTCCCTACAAGTGCTCCGCCAATAGCACCTAGTATTGGTATTAAAGTAACCGAGAGTACGTCTCCTATAACTTTAAATGCCTTGCCTAAACTCTCAGTGCTACCAAATACTTTATCAAAGGTTGCTTTTATGTCATCAAAAGCTCCCTTCACTGAACCCATTAAAGCTTCTCCTAGCGCTTTAATAGAGTTTCTAAAAGACTCACTGTTGTTGTACGCAAGGACAAGGATTGCTACAAGCGCGGCGACCGCCGCAACCGCTATAAGAATAGGAGCCGCGGCAGTTCCAAATGCCATGCTAAACACAAGCATTCCACCGCGAATTGCCTTAATAAGAGGAGCTAAGGCCTTCATAGGATTCATTATAAATGCGAGTGCCTTGCCGACCGCCATGAATCCACCTGCAATAACCTTACCTGCAAATGAAGCAATACTGCCAAGAAGACCAAAAGCGGAGGCAACTGCAAATATTCGTGCGGCTGCGTTAAACAAGTCCTGCATTCCCGGAAGAGACATGATCTTTGTAACGGACTCAAGCGCAATACGTAAGACGTCAAAGAATGCCTTGATTGCTCCAGATGAAACTGTTACGTTTGCAAATTCAATAAGTGACTTCACAAGCTTTGCAAGTGAGGGAGCCGCCTTATTTGTATTTTTTAGAAGTTCACCAAAGTCAGGAGCTGCCTCCTTGATGGTGTCCCAGAAAAGTTTAACGTTTGGATCAGCGCCTGCCTTAAGAATTTCCTTTGTGAAAGCTCCAAGTGCACCAAGTACCGCACGAGAGTTTACCGCAACGTCCTTAAAGTACTTAGCTAGGTAATTTTGCCCCTTTGCTGATCCTGAGAATTTCTCAAACGCGGCAGTAGAGTCTCTAAACCAGTTAAGTAGGTAGTCTCCTGCTCCACCTGGAGCAAATATAGCTCTTACTGAGTTTGATATGCCACTAAACACGTTGCCAAGTATCTCGCCCCAGCGTGCGGCAATGTCTCCGGCCTTATCAAAGAACTTTTGAAGTTCTCCTGAGGCTTGTTTTGTATTTAGAAACTTGTCAAACTCCGCTGTTTTCTTTGTTAGAAAATCAGTAAATTTACGGATGATGGGATCAGCGGCAGTTAGTATAGAAAGAATAGATCCGTAGGTACTACCGATGCTCTTTCCGATACCCTGGATAACGTATCCGGCCTGCTTGAATATCGCCGCTAGGTCTGCCTTGTTGGACCTGTCTACTATAGCGCTAATAATAGAGTTGAACGCAATTCCAACGTCGGTACCTAGTCCGGCAAGAAGTCCTTTTAGCTCGGGAAATAGCTGTGTCTTAAGTGTAGTTAGCCCTGCCTGAATTTGAGGTAGAAGAGTTTGAGCTGCCGCATCACGAAGTTGTTTAAGTGCAGGAACAAAATCGTTAACCATAAACTTAACGAATGCCTGCGCGGCAGGTGATAGGTTGTCAAGCGCTGTCTGAAAAGCGTCTACCGCGGAGCTTCCGCCGGTCTTTGCCTTATTAAGAGCGTCCTCGGCGTCCTTCTGATTTCGCAGCGCGTCGACTACGCCCTTCTGGGCATTTTTGTATGTCTCTGTCTGTTGGTACTGTTCTGTTCCGGCCTTGGCTGCTGCCTCTGATAGACGGTTTTGCTCTTGGGCAAGATCTCTATTTTGATCCTTTGCCTTACGAAGGTTTAACTCGGCCTCGGCAAATGCGAGCTGCGCCTCGCGGCGTGCTCGTGAATTAGGTGGAAGATCCTGTGTGCGCGAGAGAGTTTCACGGGCCTTTTCAAGCTCTATTGCAGCTCTCTTCTCCGCAAGCGCCGCATCCTCCGCGTCAAAAGATAGCTGTTGAAGTTCTTCCTTCGCATCGCGTGTAGCCTTGGTAAATCTTTCCTGCGCCTCAACTGACGCTTCAATAGCCTTTGCAAGAGATTTCTGCGCGTTTGTAAGCTGATCTGTGTTTGTCTTCGCACCGGTTGTTGTTTTCATTCCGGCAGAGATCGCCTTGCCTACGCCGGAGAATGCGGCTGCCGCCGTAAGTGCTGACAAGCCTATCGCGGAGAATATACCTGGCAATACTACTAGAGAAGGAATTGCTCCTGCGACTGTTCCGGCTAAAGCAGCAAGACCTCCGGCAAGTGAACCTATGCTTGAAACAAGAATAGAGAGAGCTGTACCGACGGTATAGCTTGTTCTAACGAGAGACTGGAACTGTTGACGAGCGGCAATAGCCTGCTTACCAAAGTCTCCCATAGCGTTAGCTAACGCACTGCCGGTTCCCTTAGAAAATCCTCTAGTAAAACTTTGACCGACGTTCGCGCCGTCAGCCTCAAGGTTGATTCCTCGTGTTGCACGACGAACCTCGGACTCGAAACCTTTAGTTATCGCATGGACAACTACGTAGGCATCACCGATTACTGCCACTTACTCACCTCCTGCCTTTACTAGTGTGTTATTGGTCCGTCAAGCGTAGTTCCGAACGGCTGCTCGGCCCTAGCATCAACTGACGTTGCTGGGATAAAAGGCTTAACTACTTTTTGCTTCTGCAATGGATCAAACGGTACAATCTCTTCTTCCTCGAGGTCATCGAAGTTTCTAGTGATTCCCTGACCGCCTGCCATACTACTGTTACTGCGCTGCGAAGCGTACGGATAGCTTGCGTTATAGAAGTCGCGATAGATAATCTCGCGTGACCTGTCACGACCCTCGGCCTGCTCGGCCGAGGCGTAGTACATATCCTCCTCAAAGAAATAGTGCAGGACGTCTAGCATGTCGCCTGCCTCCATTTCCTTTAGGTTAAGTCCGTTCACGATAGCTTTTCCATTTACATAGTGCCAGAGGTCAATCCCCCAGGTTAGGAGACTTCTGGCTCCGCTTCCGGGCGTGCTGCGTAGTTTTCTACTAGCCATCCGCTGATCTCGCCAAGTGTATCAACCGTGACGATGCGATCTGGATCAACTAGAAGAGTATTAAATCGCTCATAGCTTTCAGGCAGAAGAACCTGCTTGAAGAAATCGTTAATTGTTTTAGCCGCGTCAGCTCCGTTTTCAGAAGCCGAGCTTGCAACTAGGTCTAGTAGAACCTTACCCTGCAGCTCTGCACGGCACTCGAAATCCTCGCCGTGAAGCTTAAAGGATACTGGTTCCTTCTCTCCGGTATTTTTACCGGACCCAAAGTCCTTGAACTTAGTCATTATTCTTCCTCCGTAGTGTGTTGGTGTCTTTATCAAGACGTTATGTCTTAATTCTGTATTATCTTATCAAATAAAGGTTATCGGTTAGATATTTATTTGGCCTTGTTCCAGGGTGTCGTACCATGTGTGTATAGATAACGCGGCTGCCTGATGTAAACCTAAGCACCCTTGCGGTATTAGGAACTATCATGTGTGGACGCGTCCCGTTGTGGTGAGCGAGTGCGTAGCTCAATGGAGAGCCAACCTCTATGCTTTGCCCTGCCATAGTTCTACTGTGGTTGCGCACGTGGATAGACTGCTTTAGTCTACCTGTATTTACACCTACCTGCGACTTTGCCGCCGTCATTACGCGACGTGCACGCTTGTTAAGATCTCTTCCAACCGGACCAAAAGGATCGTTAAGAAGAAAATCTAGCGATTTTTTGCGAAAAATAATCTCCACTATGGAACCACCATCGAGACCTGCATGCGCATTGTCTGGAAGCCACCTTCGGCAGTCGCAGCCTCAGCCGTGGCAATTACACCCATGCCGAACTCGCCTGGTTCCCACTGGTCAAGCTTATTGATAAGCTCCATAAACATCCATGCGTCAACGGCAGCGATCTCCGAGCCTTCCTGGATCTTATCCGCGGTAGGTGCCTTTCCGTTACTTCCTACGACAGGAATCTCTCGGGAAAGGGAAACTGTTAATACCGCTGTTCTTGGCTGCGTGCAGCGTTGCGGTTGGCTGGCCTCGTCACCTGGAAGACCTAGGTACATCTGGACAAACGAGACGCAGAGCTGGTCACAGTCAATTGCGGGATCACCCATCGTCCAAAACTGACGAGTAGGAAGAGGTACGTTGTAATCAGCGTAGGTCTCGACGATCTTGTCAAGAACTGCATCCATAAATGTCTTTAGGCTTAAGGCATCGTTGTTGACATTTGCAATACTTACTATCGGCATGTGTGCACCGTATGTTTCATATGTGTAGTCGTCATTTGTTCGTGTCTATCCTTCTTCTAGCTACCAAGAGTGTAGGTAGGTGTTACCGGACTTCCAAGTCGAAGGACAAGGTTACCTGAGGCAATATATATCGTTTCATCTATGTTTGGATCAGGAATAGACGGGCGAGTTGCGTAAAGATCCCACGTGCCTGGATCTACGAATCCTGCGTATGCGTACGCGTCGGCATAGGAAACACTTAGGGTAAGGGTGTCGTGTGTTTCGTTGGTTACCGTAGCCGTTCCGGTGTCCGCGCCGTAGGCAACGTTCGCAGCTACCTTTTGATACATAAACGTAGTCTCGCTAGGTACATCACTGATGTAGTATCCGCCGTTAAACGTGGCGTTAATTCCGGCGATTGTTACAAAGTCATTTACAGCAAATCCGTGCGCGGTCACGGTCGTAATCGTAACCATGTTACTTTCAAGTTTCTTGTAGACGATGTTCTTTGTTACGTCCGTGACAGTAGGATCGTTTAACGCTACGCCACCTGAGCCTAGGTCTACTGTTTTTGTTCCGGTATAGTTTGATATGTGTAGTGAAGGTATCCACTCTGGGTTTGTCGCAAGGAAACCCGCGTTGATGTAGTCAATGTTAACATCGAGTGTCGCGCCTTCGCTACCTGTAATAAACATATCAAGAGGTCCTGCAGCTAGTGCATAAGGCTTAGGAACAAGACGACGTGCACGTGGAATATCCGGTGAGAAGACACGTGCCTTTGCGCGTGCCTTGTCGGGGTTAGACGATTTCAAGAAGAGATCAACTACGTACAAACCTGTACGCATGTTGTCGATAAAGTCCTGGTTATCAAGAATCGTGTATGAAACGCCCTGGCGTGCTACGGACGTAATACGTGCTGGAAGATCACAGTCGTCACCGTTCCATAATTTTACAAACTCCGTGGCAAGAACTCGCGCGGCAGCTTTTCCTGAGGCAGGAGGAGGTGATCCGTAGCTGTACGTAACCTCGATGTTGCAAGGTGTCCACGCGGTACCCGCACGTGCCTGAATCGTAGAGTGGTCTACGAGGTAGTAATTAGATGGGTTAACGATACTTCCAGCGCGGTCACGTACCTCGTGGATAATCGCAACGGGGCGACCACGAAGACGAAGACGCGTGGAGGGTGACATACCGTCGGTGGTTAACTCCGCGTAGTCATCAAATTCATCAAAGGGAACGTTATATACTTCTCCGCCGACAAGTTCAGGCGAGTAGTTGCGTGCTGAGGCTCCGAGGCGGTATGCACGGGAGGCGCAGACATAGCGCTCTGTTACGGTTGTTACTCCGCCATACTTACGACCTGATAGCGACCACAGAAGCTGAGATGCAGTTTTAACGGCCTCGTACGCGTACTCGTTGTCCGCGTACTGTCCTAGCTCATCTACTGAAACCCAGAGGTTTGACACTTTTACCTGTCCTGTCTAGTCGTCGTTAGGCTATCTTAATAAAGGAGCGGCATGCCTGTGTATACGTTTTACACATCGGCATGCCGCACACCCTTATTCTAATTAAGAGGTTGGATCCTCAGTTGAAGCAATGATGAAGTCAACCGGTAGATCTTCGTTGTAAACTTCATTTCCAGGAACGTTATAAGCTGTTGTTGATCCCTGTGATGCAAAGTCTGTTACCGCACGTGAGTTAGCTGTTACCAACGCTGTGCCTGTGTCAGCGGCAGATGTGATTGTACCGCTTGTTGTTGTTGTGTATGTGAAGGTTGTTGTTGTTGGTACAGTTGTGATTGTATATGTACCATGCAAGGCAGAGTTTCCGTTTGTACCGGAGATTGTTACTGAATCGCCAACCGCAAGGGTATGATCCGTTGAGGTAGTGATTGTAGCAGTCGTGCCAGTGCGCTGTGTGTTAGAGATTGTCTTTGAGATATCGCCGTGCCATGTGTAGAAGCCCTTCCGGCCTGTTGGTGCCCACGCGTTGCGTGCATATGAGTATGGGCGCTCTGCGGCTGTTGGGAATTCCCAGCGCTCGTCGAGGCCGGAACCGAATGTTGTGTTTCCAAGGCCGTAACCTTCAAATGTGCTTGCAAGCAAACCGTTTTCAATAACGCGGTCACCTGATAGGCGAAGCTTGGCATATGGGAAAACCCAGTGGAAGTAAGGAAGTGTTGAAGCCTTCTTACCGTCGATAATTGCGTGTGACCAAGTTTCAATCGCTACGCCGTTACCTGCAGGATCATCACCTGTTGAAGGTGAAGACCAGCCGACTGACTTACGATCTGGTGATGCGAATGTTCCTAGGTTCTTACGAAGTAGGAGACCGCCTGAGATAAGTTGTGTTAGCTCTGGGTCTGGCTCACAGATCGCAAGTTCCATTGTGATACGTTTTAATGTATTTGGAGCCTTGTAGGTAACGCAGACTGTTCCGTCAGCGCCCTTTTCTGTAATTTCGTCGCCTTCTTCGTACTCCGGTGTGAATGATAAGCGCATGAAAGCGGATGTTGTGTAGCTATCGCCTGCTTCATTCAGGAGATTACCAGACGCATCAAGACGAGTTACTCGAATTGAAACGCCCTGAATACTCGCAGCGTATTCTTGAGTTGCCATTGTTTATGTTTCTCCTTATTTCTGACGTATAACTGTCTGCTAATACGTATATTTTACGCGGTTAGATCGATCCTGACTGCTGCGTGAACAGATGAGTCAAAGTATACTGCCACTGGGCGAATTGCCTTAAGAAGCATGTTGTTTGCGTTGCCTGATACGTCGTAGCCCTGGGCTAGGTTATCGTTAACAACGTCAACATCACCCAGAAGAACCCTGACGTCTCCTGTCGCGTACATCCATTTGTTTGTAGCGCTAGGTGTTTCTGTGTCTCCAGCCGCGTCGGTTGGGCCTGCTCCCGAGTAACCGGAACCGATTATTACCGGAGTTCCACCAACAGTTCTAAGGAAGCTGTCCCCACTGCCGGCTGAAGGATAAATTAAGCTTGAGCTCGCTACGAGTGCGGCAACGTCGCGGGTCATGTGAATGACTCCTTGGATTCCACACGCGGAGGTATCTCCAATTGTCTGTTCAAGAAGCGCGAGCGCGCGAGTTGCAGATAGTGCTGTACCTGAGTTAAGTATAGCAGCGGCAGGATCTACTAGTGCTCGATTTGAGTGGCTTTCAGCAATGCGAATCGCGCCGTCCCACAGCTCCTTTTCAAGAGCCTTTTGGGTAATGCACTCTACCTGACGTTTTAATCTTTCAATGTGGTCTATACCAAGTAGACCTAATGTTGAGCGATAATCCTCAACCTCGATAAAAAATGGTTTAACTTCTAGATAACGAGCCGGTGTTGCATTATTTACAAGTGTGTATGATGTTGTGTCTGTGTCGTCCCAGTTTTTAGCGGAGTATATTCCACTGTCCCAGTACTGAGAAAAACCGCGTACCCACTGATCTTCGTCTGAGCTAGTATCAGGCTTAACACAGCTGAGTAGACCAAAATTAGCGCCCATAACCATAGGTGCTTCAAAAACTCCCGTAAAGGCCATCTTTAATCTACTTCCTAACTTAAAAGTTGTTTTTAGTTACGTTATTCTTCGTATAAGGGGAGCCTATTGCTAGGCTCCCCCTCAACGAGATTGCTATCGAATTTTAGTATTCGATTGCCGCTGCTGTTGCGCCACCTGTTGTGTCACGGAGAGCTGCTGCTACACCGTTTACGTTGATGGTTGATACGACCTTGAGTGATTCAACGCCGACCTTTGCAACACCTTCGAAGGTTTCAACGAACATCTTGTAGTCGTTTGTACCAACGAGTGTAGAATCGCGGATAATTCCGAGATCCAGAGTACCACCATCAAGGAACAAGAATGTTCCTTCTGCGAAGATGTACCATGTGAAGGTGTCATAGAACTCGTTCAGCGCTGCTGAACCGCTCTGTGCGCCTGACATGTTTGAATCATCGAGGTGCCATGTCATGTTGATGCCACGTGAAGCGATGTAAGCATCGATTTCACCGTATGCGCTCATTGTGCTGTCACCAGGAGCCGCGATTGTTAGATCTGCTGCCATAGCGTCCTTGATCCAAGCTGGAGCAATTACGCGTAGTGGAGCATCTGCTTCTAGGCGGTGACGTGAACGGTAAGCTGCAGCCGCGCGACCAAGTTGTACTAGGTAGTCGCGACCCATACCGATAAGTGATGATGTTGTAACAGCTGTTGACAGTGTTGTCAAGCGGCTAAGGATTTGTCCTTCAGCTTCGCGTGCGTGCTGAATGAGACCGAGCTCGTTGTGACGAGCGATCAATTCAGGATAAGCACGTGTAAGAAGGTTACCAAACTGTAGCTGTAGTGTTACAGCGTCTGTAGCAACTGTTGTTTCTGATGCTGCAGTTACAGAAAGGCTGAGCTTAGCTGATGGTGATGGTGTTTCTGCTGAATCGTTCGCAGCTGTCCATACGCCAACGGCGTTTGGATAGTCAGATAAAACTGGTGGAACGATGTAGCGGATACCGCCACGATCTGCTTGGAAGCGAGGTAGTGAGTCACGGATTGGGCGAACTGCTGAGCCGATTCCGAAGATGTCATACTTAACTTCAAATGGAGCTTGGTGTCCGCCGGATGCAACGAGTGCCTCTGGTCCGACAACATTTTGAATCTTGTTCCAGTTAGATTCTGCATCTTGTGTAAGAGTGCGCTCTTCTGGGAATGAAGTAGTGATAGATGCAACGATGTGTTGTTCTCCATCTCCACCATTTACACGGCGAAGTGTGTGCAAGCGCTTTGACATTGCTTGTGCAACTTCGGACATGTCTGTAATTGCTGAGCCAGCTGTGTAACCAGGGATGTCAGCGCCTGCAGTGATTGCCACTGAAGCTACTGAAGCCTGTGCTACTGGGCGGCGATCAGCCGGTGCTTCAATTACTGCATCCGGTTCGTTTACGGCGGCGGTCACTGGTGCCTCCTGATCTTCCTGCGCGATAGGCGCTTCTGTTAGTTGTTCTGTAGCCACTTCTTCGGCTGCCGCTACAACTGCTTCTTCAGCAGGTGTTTCTGCGACAACTTCTTCAACGGCGGGTTCTGTTGGTTCTGTAGAAAGTTCGGCTTGTGGAGTTGCCTCTGAAGCGACTTCTGTTACAACCTCTTCCGCTACTGCAGCTTCCGCTACAGGCTCGGCCTCAATTGCGGCAACTTCTTCTGGAGCTGAAAGTTCAGCTACAGGCTCTGTTGCTTCGATTGTTTCTGTTGGTTCTACTGTTGTTGAAAGCTCTGATGCTTTCTCCACAGATGTTGACGCTGCCATAGGCATTTCCTTCTTTTCATCTTCGGGGGTCTCTTTAGCTTCTTCAGCCGGAGCCTCTTCGGTTTCTGCAGGAGCTTCTTCAGCCGGCATTTCACCTTCTGGAGTTTCTTCTGCTGGAGCATCTTCCTCGCCTTTAACGCGCATTGCAGCTTCCGCTGCGCGTGCTGTTAGCTCTTCAGCTGCAGCTGCGCGACCCTTGATTTCACCGCGAACGGTGTCAAGCATATCGGCTAGTGATGTCATGGCGTCTACTGTCTGGGGAGTTGGATCTTCCTTTTCAACCGTTTCAAACTCATTGACAATAGCGGTCTGTAGCTCGACGAGTTGATCCTCGCTGAGCTCAGAGAGCTGGTCAATCATGGTTTTAATTTGGTCCACTGTCCCTCCTCCGGGCCAGTCATGATGAACAAGATTGTTTAGTTCATCTCGCTAATCAGTCAAGGCCGAGGGACTTACACCTTGTTGTGTAAGGCACTCCACCTGAGTTGAATAATATATTAGTTTTACTATGTTAATAGTCGAAGAAGTTTACTTAACTCAGAAGAAATCTCTTGTTGAGTAAAGTAGTCTCCACCGGAGATGAATGACCTAAGCCCGACGGTCGCCTCATCAGCATCCTTCTTTCCTATCTTTTCTTCTACCCTAGAGATCATGTCATCCATGAGGTTCTTTAGGGCTGGAGGAAGATCGCTGTAGCGAACCTTCTCCGTATCGCTTCCGAACGGCAAGGGTAGGTTAGCAATAACCTCTCCTAGGGCTCTTGTCGAGGAGCGAATATTTTCTAGTGCGTCTGGGTTTAATGCGCCTGCGTCCAGTCTATCGACGATGGAGATAAGGTCCTGGGCTGACTTAGACGCCTCAACGTAGTTTCCCGCGCTGTCTAGGTCCTCGGTTTCCTGAACCTTTTCCATGACGTCCTGTAGGCCTGATACTCCCGCGTCCTGCTTAATGCGGGCTAGTACCTCGCGAAACTTACCTTTTTCATCGCGCGGTTGAGTCTCAGGGGTGTATTTTCCCTGGTCTTGTACCTCAACCGCTAGTGTTTTTCCCATATCGGTGTCCATCTTTGATGAAAACGCCGCTAGTCGTGAACGTAGATCGTCGATGTCCTCATCGATGATGTCCGCTGACAATGACTTCCATTTTTCTGGGATAAGGTCTGGACGATCAAACTTACGAGCCATCTTCTTGATATGGCGTCGAACTGCTGCCCTGTTACCTGGCTTAGCACGACCGTATGCTTGAATTGAATCCTTTAAAGAATCAAGGTTTGTAATAGGGAACGAACCGTCTGGAAGAGCCTTGCCTTCTCTTGCGAGCTTCTGGCGTCTCTCTCGGGAGATGTAACCGAACTGGTCGTCATAGCGTGGTTCACCGTGGATACGCTCGTACATTGCATCAGCCTGCGCTGAGAGCTGGGCTGCCTTTTCCTCGCGGACCGCGTCAAAACGTGCCTTTGCCGCGTCAGCCTTTGATGAAAGTTGTGTGTATTCTAACTGCTCCAATTTTTCAATTCGAGAGTTCAATTCTGCGACAGGATCTGATTTCATCCGTGCAAGAACACTTGCGCCTGCGGCAACCAGTGCCATGATCGCTCCTGAGGCTACGCGAGCGCGTGCGATAGGGAAGCCTGGTACGTTTACCTGACATACTGCTACGAGCTCTAGCTGTCCCTTAATTGGACGCCAGTCTCCTGAAGGAGCGGACGCGCGAAGCGCGCGAACCTGCTCAGGTGATGTTCCTGGACGAAGCGCACCGGATACCCAGATACCGAAGGCATCTTCTCCAGCGTGAACGTCCGCGATTGCTGACGCGGTGTCGTCATAGTGGCGAACTGCCTCGGCAGCGGAAGCTTCTAGTGAGGCGTGACCTCCGGCAAGTGTAAGCTGACCAACAGGCATGTCGGTGCCGTCGTCCGTGCGAACAACTCCCGTGTGGAAGTACGCGTACTTGCTCTTGGAGCGAGGTGGGCGTGTTCCGAATGACATTCCGATGTGATCTACATGCCATGCGGCGATGTGACCAAATACGCGACCTTCGTCGTCTACGGTCAACGGAGTTGCCTGTGTTAGTTGTGGGTTATTGAACCATGAACGCGGTGGTACGACAGGAACAGATCCTGCAACGAGACCGCAGGCTACTAGAGCCGATGCCTCGATTGGATCCATTTCGTCGACGTATACTCCGTCGGGAATCACGATGTCCTCCTGTTTCTCGCCATCATTGACGAGGTAGATTTGGCACTCTTGAAATGCCGGTTTAGGCACAAGAGTTACAGCCATAACTCGCGCGTGAGTAATCACAAGCTTGTCTGTTCCTATTTTACCAGTGTCTTCATCATCAGATAGTTCCGCTTGCTCTTGGCTAGCCTCGAACTGATCTAAGTCAGCGGAAACACCGCGGATAAAGCCTTCACGCACTAGACGCTCAGCTTCCTGTCCGTATGCACCCGAGTCAAATACTCCGGTGGCGTTTCCAATACCATTTTCAACTCTCTCCATGTGATCAATGCGTCCAACAACAACTGATCCGTTGTGTCCTTCGGCTGACTTGATCTGCCACATGAGAGGAAGTGGAAGCTCGCGAATTTCAATAGCGTTCTTCTTAAAGCGGCGCCCGTCTCCTGACTCGAGGTTCTCGGGGATAACAAGAGGAATGCTGAATGTTGAGCCGTCGGTAATTTCAATCTCTCCTGCAGCCGTTAGTACGCGATGACGAGCATCGGCTATACGCGCGGAGAGAATTGACGTAGCAAGTACCTGTTCGTATGATCCAATTTCGTCCAATGCAAAAGCACCCTTTCTTCCAGGATTGCGCTTGTCTCCAGGCCACATTCCAGTTGTTTCCTTATGACGCAACGAGCAGTAGCCCTTCGCGCGTGGACCCATATACTTCTTTAGATAGCGGTAGCAACGAGTCCAGTCGCCAGGTGAGTTCCAGCGAATCTTTAGTCCACCCTTGCCTACCGTCCAGTAGCGACGAAGCTTCTCGGCGTTTCCACGGTTACGGTCTGCGCCGCCTGCGGCTGTCATCACCATGATGTTTCCGTCTGGTCCCCATAAAACTGTTAGGAACGCGGAGTCACGTCCGACGCTTGCAACTACAGGCTCGATTCCGTCAACCTGTTTAATTACACTTACTAGTGTCTCTCCGTCAAGAGGAACTACAGGTGGAGGAGTTGGAGAGCTGATGTCCGCTAGAACTGCCTCCTCGCGCATCCACTTTCCATCCTTGCGGATGTACGTCATCGGGCTTGTTGACGTAGAGCTTGCAGGTACAAGTGAGACTAGGTCAAGAACCGCGCTTGGGTCGTCCTGCGAGACGATGGCAAAGAACAACGGTTGAACGTCGCTGTTCTCCGGTGTCATCTCGTGAGATTGCCCAGGCTTCTTTGGCTTTACGGCTTGCTCTGTGATCTTTTTAGCAGGAGCCTCAGCTGCCGATGTGATCGGTTGGAAGTAAATCTTGTTTGGGTAGTAGTACTTACCGTCTGATCCCTTTACCTTCTTGTTGAGAAAGTTCTTAAGAAGAGGATGCTGGTACGCATCATAGATCATCTTTGTTCCTGTAAGCTTTTCAAGCTCTACTACGAAATCTGGTTTTTCATAGTTAGGAATCTGTCCAGGTCCGGTAATAAGTTTAGGTCCTGATGAGGGAGTCTCCTTGTTCGCGTCAAACGCCTTGCGCTGGTCGCTTACGAATCCAGGGAAGTCTCTAATAACTTGCCCCATGTCGTCAGGTGTAAGCGCCGGAAGAGTTCCGGGAATCTTTGCACCGGGACGGTCGATAGGAACACGTGGTTCTCCAAGAATTCCTGACGTGTTAAGAGGACTTACAAAATCTGGATTTTCTTGTTTTCTTTCTGCTGTGTCTTCAGGTTGTGTTGCGATGGCAGGAACATCAACTACACTTCCGCTGTCAAGACGCACGCGAACGTTTTGGCGCGCAGGATCGAGCGCGATGATGTTTCCTGAACCCTTTGCCGTGTCTCCTCCGATAACCACGCGGGAACCGACTGTTGCAAAACGTCCCGTCTTATCACGAACCTGCTTGTCAGCCTTAGCCGAGCGTTCCGCGGGGGTATAGTTTCCGTCCTGGTTTGTAGCAGGTGTAGAGGCTGCGGTAACGACTCTATCGAGAAGCTCGTAGTCAAGCTCTGACGCGGCGTTGAGAATCATCTCTGCCTCGTCGTAGTTAATATCAAATAGTGATACAGTGGTATATGGATCTTCCTGGAAGCAAGCTGATAGGAACAACGCCGATTCCGCGTCAATTTCCACGTGGGTTTTTTCAACTATGTCGGTATTATCATCAAGTGCTAGGTCATAGCTTGCGAGGTCACTGTCAACTCCAACAAGGTCCTGCCAGTAGCCTGCGTCCCACACCGATACGTTATAAGCCTCGTCAATTTTGTAGAGACGATCAATTCCTGATCCGTCCATACGCACGCGGGCAATAAATTCAACTGCTCCGTTATCGGTTGAAGATGCATCCTTAAACGCATCTACGTCAGCGTCGTAGTGTGTGTCAACCGCGTAGTTATAGATGTCATCCTCGTACGCCGCATCGGCAAATCCATCAGCTCTTAAGGCTTTTTTGTTTTCGCGTTCAACGATTGCCTGTGCCCAGCGCCACGCGGTGTCGCCACCCCAGAGAGCCCACGCGATACGCCCGCGAGATGGAAAACCTTTCTCACCCGGTTGGTAGCCTTCCGCCTTCTTATCGATCTCATGACGAGGAAAATACTTAGCAATATGACGAACTTTTTCAATTCCAATTTGACCACCTTTTGCAAGTGTACGCGCTGAGTTAACACCGACGGGAGTTCCACCACGATTATATTCCTTGCGCCACTCTAGTCCGCGCTTAGCTTCCTCCTGAGCACCTTTAGGAATGGTATACATGCGACCGGCGGCTGCGATTACACTTACGTCTAATGATGTTAATGCAGCCTGCGCCAGTTCTCCAACAGACTCGTTGAACTCTACGGCAGAGTCGTCCCACGCGGCAGAGGCGATGAGAGAAGATAAAGTACCGGAGTCAACAACAAGATTTTCATTAACGTCGATAACAACGCCGTTAGACTGGTCAGAGAAAAGAATCCGCGAGCCGTTCTTTCCTACGATATCCATTTACTTGTTTCCTGTCTCGTCGGTAACGGGTCCACCTGACACCCATGCGTTACATGTGCGTGCTGCGGCGCACTTAAAATCAAATGCCTCGCAATATCCTAAATCACCTGCGGCAATGACGTCCCAGGAGTTTTGTTCATTTTCATCACCTGGAGTTAATCCATCGGCGATGCACTGATTCATCTTTGATGTCTGAATAAACATTACACAGTTTCCACAAAGGCTACCCTTAGCTTCATCAGGTGTAATCTTCCAGCGGTCTGCCTTGTCCTGCCAGAACTCTTCGTTTGGTTCTTCTGGGTTAAGCGGTCCGTAACCTGCAGTGTCAATTGCCTTTTGACGATTCTCTAGGTTAATCGCAATGTCCTGCGTTGCAGGTGGACACGGTGCGTCAACTGCCGCTGTTAAAGCTTCCTCTGTAATGTCGTCAAACACTAGGAAGCCGACAGGGCCATCAGCCTCCTGTCCGTCCATGTAGTCAAGCAACCAGGCATTAGGTCCGTTTGGATCTACTCCGCCGAGAGCTGCAAATATAAGTTCGGTCATACCTGACGCGGTAATTTCCTGGTCAGGATCATCACTCTCGAGCTGTGCATATAACTCCGGATAATCATATAGTACCTGGTCAATGTCGTCGGAGGCTACTGCAAGACTTCTGTTCTTATCAACTCCGTTGTGATTTTCCATGTCTTTCTCGAGATGAAGTTTTTCACTCTTAATTGCCATCTTCTCGCTAAGCTCCTCGAAAGGACTGGAGAAGTAGAACTGGCCGAGACCCGCGGTTGATATAGCTAGATAGTCATCTACTGTTAGGTTCTTTGTGTCTCCGCCGAGTCTTTCGATAAGCATCTTAGAGCGCTTCTTAGAATCAAACATTACCTTCTTTGGATCCGCAAAGACGTAGCTAAAACCCTTGTCTGTTGCCACGATTGAAAAGGTGTGTCTGTTGGACACCATGTCGTACGCGCGAATTATCTTTATCATTGTGTCGTCTCCTATGTCCAGTATCCAGGTTTAAGAATATCCATCATGTCAGGTAACATTTCTCCGTTAGGAGCAAGAAGCATATCAAGACGGCTGTTGATTACCTCGCGGTAGTTATCTATACTTCCCCACTCCTTCTCGATGAGTGCAAGCTCCGCGCCCGTAGGAAGAAGACTTTCGTTCTTTAGCTCACCGCGGAGGCGATCAGCCTGATTTCTAAAGATCGCGAGAAGCTCGTCTTGACTCATTCTCTTTGTAAGAACGGGCATTGTTCTGTTGTAGATATTATCATTTCCTCCCGGATCAAGAACATCCTCAAAATTAAAGTTTGTTTCCGTATTGCGACCTAGGCCTGCTACCGAGTGGTCGATAGGGAGTAGACGAAGTTTACGGCTATCCGAAGCGTCGACCGCAATAAGTACGTTACCGTTGTGTCGATCCGTGTTGTCGATGAGTAGATCTAACAGGACAATACGTATAGCATCCTCTGGAGACGCAAGGTGATCTACGAACTCTTCTCTCGTGTCAAAGCGAAGAAGTGTGTCGTCCGAGGAGATAATAGCGCCGTCGCTAAAGACCTGGTATGCATTCTGAGGATTTCCATACAGCCCTATTGCCGCTCCGGCTTGCTGCATTATTACAATCTTTTCGTTATTGTCGTTTCCACGAGTTTCATATCCTCCGCGTAAGCCGAGCCCACGGGCAAGTACTCCCGCCTCGACTTCGGCTCGCACCGGGTTAATATTGTATTCATCAGAATAACGATCTTCCTTGAGATAAAATACCTGTCCGGAGTCATTATGTGTGACAAGATACGATGTGTTGTATCCTGACTCATAAAGTCCTAGTTCTCGAACTGTAAATCCTGGAATGTTATTTGTTTCAATCTGTGTAAGCGTAGCCGAGATAAGATCCTTACCTACACCGAAGTCCTTAGGTAATGCGTTCGGGTGATCAGCAGCGTACTCCGCGTCAAGAACACGGCGAAGCTGCAGTATGTCGTTAAAAGGTACCTGACGATCTTCTTTTTTCTTAAGAAGTTCTGTACTAATAAATCTGTTTAGAGCTGCCTTAGCGGCCGGAGCAAGAACAGCCATCGACCTGTTGTTTGTAAATACATCGCGGATGTCCTCAAGGAACGGTTGAAGTTCAACGTTGTTGTTTTGGAACTCGTTGCTGTTAACCGTAAGCGAGAACTCGCGGGAGACGCCGGCCTTGTTTTCCTTTGCCTCTAGGCGCTTGCGAGCTGCACGCATCTGGTCGTAGTTTAAAGCTTGGATCTGTTCCTTTGCCTTAGGGTCAAGGCGCTTAACTCCTTCCCAGGTGGTGTTGATCATGTGTTTTTTGCCAATCCACTCTTTTGCTCCTGGGTACCAACCGACATGCGCGATCTCAAGAGGAGTAGGCACCTTATTAAGATCAACTGTTCCACCTGTTTTAGCATCATTAAACTTCTTAAGAAGATAGTCTATGTTACTACGCTCTACGTCGGAACTTGCCATGCGGCGTAGCCGATTGAGAGAGTATGTAAGTTGAGACTCTGCTCTTTCTGGACCATCCCAGTTAAATCCGTTTAGCGCCCAGACAAAACCACCTTGCCAGCGTTCTCCGCCAGCTGCGTACACATGAATTTCACGAACTCCGTTGGCGATATACCAGTCTTCCATAAACCTGTTGTAGGCCGTAGCAAAGCCAGACTTCTTGTCTTTTGCCTGTGGTATGCTAAGAGAGTTGTTCTTTACAGACCAGTACGATGTGCCGTCCGGATTAAACTTAAGTGTAATAGTTCTACCACCTGTACCGACAGTTGATCCATTTTTGTCACGTATACTGAACGCTTGGTCTAGTGATATACCTTTCTTACCACCTCTAATTTCCTCTATAGATCCGCTGACGTACGCACGAGTTCCGCCCTGCTCTATCGAGTACTCGTTTCTACCGAAGGTTACTCCTTCACGCATACCAAATGCGTCAGTCACCATAAAATCAAATCTCTCGGCCGCTATAGTGTACTCTTCCTGCTTCTGATCTCTTTCAGGACCGTTTGCCGCTTCTCTAACCTCAAGTTTTAGAACTTCTAGATCGTAGGCAGCCTGTCTAATATTTTCTAGTGTTACACGCTCTCTTCCGGCGCGCGCGATCTCACCCGCGCGCTCACCCCACTGCGCGAAGTCTGTCTGTCGAGCGTTAGGATTCGCGAGATCGGCAAGTGCCTCTGGTAGTACTCCCAGCGAGTTAACTCCACGGATACTACCGTCTGTTGCAATAGCTCCTGTGCTTGGATTTTCTGCGTCAAGACGTGATGAAACATCAGGAAGTGGACGCGGACGTTCAGGTACCTGATCTACAGGAGCTACTCTCTGTGCGTTCTCGTCTGTAACACGCACCTTTAAAGCAGAGCGAACGGCGATACGTCCATCGTCAAAGAGAACACGAACGTAAGGAATACGATCACCCGAGCGTGAATCAATGTTTTGCACGGCAATAACTGTTCCTGTTGCACCGTCACGCGAGGCGCGGATACGACTTCCGTAGCCCATCACCTTGCCGCTAACGTCTAGCGTCGTGTTGTCCGGGCGGTATCCAGGATTTTCAGGTCCAGGATACACAAGAACTGGAGTTGTTAAAGCGTTTGGCATAGGTTCGTCAACACTTGGATCTCTAGGAGTATCGGCTGAATCAGCTGGAGTCTCTGCTTCAGCAGCTGCCTGTTCAAGTATTTCAGGGCCAGCAACTTCGGCAATCGCTTCAATAATGTCTTCGTCTTCAGCCTCAGACCAGTCAAGCATATTTTCTTGGTCTATAGCATCGCGGATCTTGTCAGCTGTCTCATCATCAACAGTACCGCCGGTCTGCTCAATAAGATCTTTAATCATTTGTGAATGCGCTTGAAGACGCGGTCTTTCAGAAGCTTGACGTTGTCCAGTGGTTGGAGGACCTACGCGAACAGGCGCTTCTTCTTCCTCGCTCATGTCATTTGATTCCTTCTTAAGATCAAGAAGAATTTGGTTGGTGTTGATGCCCTGGTATTGGATAGCATCACGAATTGCCTCGACTGGAACCTCGACCGTGATGTTGTCAAACGCTAGAAGAGCAGAACCTGAACCGTCGGTGATACCGGAAAGCATCTGCTCGATAAGATCGGCAACCTCGTAGTCTGTAGAAACGATTTCCGGGTTGTCCGTGTAACCGTTCTCGTCGACTTCCGGCTGCGATGGTATGTAAGCTTCTGGGTTTGGAATGTAGTAGTCAGGATTCTCAAAGTCAATTGGAATGTTTTCAATAAGAGCACCAGGGAGAGGATCCGGTGAAGGTGTCTGCTTTTCATTTGCAACCGGAGAATCACCAGGCTCTGATACTTCCTTTAGCTGACGAATTTCTTGAACAATATCATCTACAAGTTCAGCTTCTTCTTGTGAAGGAACTCCGCCTTGCGCTTCAATAAGTTTATTTAGGTTGTTGTTATTTCCGTTGGCTGAATCGTAGATGTTTGCAATGACGCGGTTAGGGTCTAGTCCAGCCTCGTAGAGAGCGATGTACAAAGCTTCGGCTGGCACAAACTCGGCACCAGCACTAAACTCTAGCTGACCCGCGCCCGAAGGTGTTCCTACGTTAACTGAAGAAATATCTACGTTGTCTGGAAGATCTGCTGGATCGACAATATCGTTATCATCGTCAACGTTAGCGCTAAGAATCTCATCTACTGCCGCATCACTTGAGTTGCCAAGTAGAGCTTGAGACATTCCACGCACAAGTTCTTGTGGCGTGTACCGTGTTGCTATAATCTTAGGAACGTCTGTGTAGTCTGATGACTTCTCATCAACTCGTCCTTCAGGCTCGTATTCTGCCGTGCGAAGTTGGAAAGCCCCGCTTGGTACGTCGAAGTTCTTAAACAACGCAGGAGCTTGTGGACTAGAAGGGCTAGGTGTCTTAGGCGGAGTTCCACCTGAGGGAGGAGTTGGTGGTTCATCTGGGCCGTCGCCGTCTTCGCTTCTTGGCGGTAATTTATCATCAGGAAATTTATTTTTTATGTAGTCTTCCATGTATTTAACTACTTCAATAGGGAAGATCTCACCAGGAACCTCGCTAGCATCATCGTACATACCGTCACTGGTAATATAGCTAACTGTTCCATCTTCATCTACTCGTATTCCATACTCGTACTCGTCTGGTTCTTTTCCAGGAACGGCAACGCTAACGTCCCAGGAGTAGAAGTTACTGTCAACTATTTTTTCTTTTTTACGAAAGGTAAATGTAGCTGGGTCGTACCCTTCTTGGTCAAAAACGAACTGCTCGTCCGGGCCGTTGCCTCTATTTTCTTTGTTTAATTGAGCTACAATTTTTTTGGCGTCTTCTACTGGATCCCCTGCAAATGGGCTTGGAGACGTAGGGCGCTCAAAAAAGACACTTCTGTTTCCGCCTTCTAGCCCTCTCCAAATTCCATTTCGCTCTAGCTCTGGAAGTTTTAGATTAGAGGTGTCGCCAGTTAGATAAAGACCAGCTATTTGTCCTTCTACAGCCACGCGAGCTCTTGTACGGATTTCGCCGCCTCGCATGCGTCCGCCAAGTTGACCAGGGCCAGTTCGTATCTCATAGCGAATATCAGTGCCTTCAATAACACCTTCTGTTGGAAGATTTACCGTATCAACACCTTCACTTTGCAGTACACTCTGCCTGTCCTGATCAATAAATCCGCCACGGTAGTACGGAAGTCCGTCTGGCTCAAATAAACCTGATAAGAACTCGCTGTTTACCTCCGCGCTAAAATCATTAACATTTTGTGATGAAACTAGATTATCCTTATCTAGCACGCCGGTATCTAAGATGTGATACGAGCCATCTGGAAATCTAAGTGTTAAAACCTGCCCGTCTCCACCTGTAAAAACTACCTCTGTATTCTCAGGGATAGCTCTAACGTTTACCTTTAGCCTTCCAAGCTCTGCTGCTACAAACTTATTCCCTCTTGCACCATCAAAGACGGCGGCGTAGCGCTCTTGACCAGTTTTATCTTCGTCAAGCGCAATCTTCTTAACTGCATCGTAGTTAAACGCCTTATTGCCACCCGCAGGCTGGCCTGTCTCTGAGGTCTTATCAAGTGTGCGTCCGTACTCTGCCTCTAGGCGGCGAACTTCTAGACGAGGAATTCCAAGATCCTTGGCAACCTTGTCAAGCGATTCTCCCGTTGCGATACGACGTTCGTAGATCTCCTTGCCGGAGACCCCAGTCTTATCTATTCCGTCACCAAGATTTTCATCAAGATTTAATCCGTAGGCTTCTCCAAAAGCGTTCTTAGCTTTAGTTGGAATATCAAACGTTACTCTCTGAGTTGGTCCATCTTTGCTAGTGCCTACTACCTTTACGCCGAGCTTATCAAGACCTTTACCTTCTAACCATTTTTGAAGAGATTCTTCTTCACTCATCTCGGTAGGATCTTCATCTTCTAGTCCAGGAATGTCTTCAAACATATCACTTGAACCTAGAGTTTCAAAGTCAACTGTGTATCTTTCAGTAGCATCAGTGTCTGCCTTATCAATTCCATCACCTAAGTTTTCATCAAGGTCTAGACCGTATGCTTTTCCAAACGCGTCCTTAGCGCTTGTTGGAATCTCAAATTCAACACGAGGTGTTGAACCATCTTTTTCAAACCTAACGGCCTTAACTCCAAGTTTATCTAGTCCTTTTGCCTCAAGCCACTTGGCTATAGACTCTTCATCCGTCATCTCGGTTGGGTCTAAGCCTTCAAGTTCCGGCGTTTCATCAAACATATCGCTTGAACCGAGAGTTTCCCAGTCAACGATGTAGTTTTCAACTTTAGACTTATCAGCTTTTACATCTGCACCGTCGTACGAGATAGGCTCAAGTTGAGCTTGAATTCTTCTTCCTTCAGCGTTAACTCTTTCAGGAATACTTGAGTCGAGAGCTTCCCATGAATCCCAGATACCTTCTGATAGAAGACGTCCATCCTCCATCATGCGTGCTGAAATAACGTAAGGCTTATCAGGACGACCTGGAACCTCTGCCGCAACCTTCTCGTACACGAGAGTTGGAGGAGACTCGTTTTGTAATATTTGATCGTTTCCAAGACGACGTTGTTGACGTGCCTCGGCTACACCTGGTCGAATAACAGCATCCCAGCCGGCAGGAAGTGGATTTCCACGCTCGTCGTTTCCGGAGTCGGCTATCTTTTCTAGTTCGTCAAGACGTGCGTTACTTTCGCGTCGTTCCTGCTCGCGCTCTGGAGATACGATACGCGCGACGACATCACCCTTGATCTTGTCGTAAGCCTCGTTGTCGCCGTTTGCGAGATCATTGATGTCCGCCCAGTTGGCAGCCTCGCCGACCTTGTCGCCAAGCGAGCCGTCTTCATTTTGACGGAAGAGAGTATACTCGCCGTCACCAAACTTAACAGTGTAGTTATCGTCGGACGTAAACGTACCATCTGCGTTCTTCTTCCAACCTGTAGGTGCGTCCTGACGTGAATTTTTAACAGACTCTAGGCTAGGGAGAAGCGCCTCGTTGCGTAGAGCTTTCTTTTTAATTCCGGCCTTTGCGAGAGCGGACTCTGGAATGCGTGCTGAGAATATCTCTACGTTTTGCGCAGGAACAGAGTAGATTCCGTCCGCGAGGTTCTTATCTCCTGTTACCTGGAAAAGACCATTTTGCCCGTCAGGTGAAACACCGACGTAGATTCCTGAAGCAAGTGCTGATGACCCGTTAGGCATGGAGTACTTAAAGTTTCCACCGCGTCCCATCTCAACCCAGCGTCCCTTCTTATCACGCCACTGTAGAGCAACGCGTGCACGACGCGCGGCAGACGAGTTACCGCTGCCAAACGCCGCGGTAATCGGGAAGTGCTCGATCTTTACGTAGCTAGGAACAAGTCCCGCTGTTAACGAGCGAAGACGCATGAACGCGTGCTCGCGCTCTACGGAGTCAGGAACGGCGGAGTACGCGGTTGCCACAAGCGCGCGAGCACTGGCATCAACCTTAGGGTCGGCTGATAGCCAACGTGCGTATGCTAAACGAAGTTCTTCAGTTCCGAGAGAGGCATTTAAGGGTGATAGAGGGTGGCCTGCTGCAAGAAGGTCCGTGTTGCGGGCGGACAGGTCGTTGTGACGAATAGTCGAGCTAGATAGCGAGATAAACCGTGAAACTTCACGGAGTACTCCGTGGGTAAGTGACTCTTCACCTAGAGATGAAAGTTCGTGCTTAGCACGGTCCATAACTATAAGCGCGCTGCGCGGTGTAACCTTTCGACCGTCAGGAAGTGATTGGTTTATCTCATAGACGAGAGCAAGAACCTGTTCACGCAGAGTAAGAACAGGTACGTAGTTACCGTCGTTCTTTTTCTTCGCCGCCTTGCGCTTTAGTTCGCGCTGGATCTTTTCGTTAAGTGGAGATTCCATTTATACTGTTCCTGCCTTACGCTTCTTTGGAAGTAGGTCGGCGTCTCTTGATTCATAAAGTTTTGTCGCGAGAGAATACGCACGCTCGAAAGGAATGTCTCCGTCTCGGACAGCGCGTAACCATGCACCGCGAAGTGCAGGGATTGCGTCGTATCCGAGAGATGAGTACTCCGCCATCGAGAAGATAGCGTGTTCAGGTGAACCGTACTCTCCTGCACTCTTCAGCGCAACCTCGAGAAGTTCGTGTTGAAGAACTGAAGCCTCGGCCTTTGATGACTTAGGGTGTGCCTTAGGCAAAAGATCATTGTCCTGCTTGTAGTTAGGGTTGGCTGGACGACCGGACTTTAGTAATTTAAGGAACGCGTTAACGCGAGCCATCGCCCAACCGTCA